GAGACTCTGACGCACACGAGTACCTAATAGATTACCTTCGTACGAAAGTTGAAGGTGAATGTGATGCTTTTATTATTGGACGCAAGTAAGCCGACTCGGAACGGGTTCGTTCATCCTCATGTATAACATTTTAATGAAATTAGTATTACTCGGTTCTCCACTTAATTGTGCAGATGCCAATGAGTTGCTGTCTTTAGTTAGACCTTTTGACCCTAACAGGTTAGAGATGACTAGAGTAATTATTGCACATACTGATCCAGTATGTTTTGAGGACGCAAAAGCCGACTGAAGGAACGGGAACACGGATCACTCGAAAGAGTTAAAGGTGTAAATTTCCAACTACTTTAGGAGAAACCAAATGGCAAAAGTCACATACCGTGGTGTTGTATACGACACCGATAGAAATAGAGGACAGCAAACAAAGAAGGTCGATCTAACTTACCGTGGTGTAAGTCAAAAGAAAGAACTTACAAGTGTTAAATGATTGAAACTCTAGAGATATTGGTAGCATCTGCTATCTTTCTCACAATCATAAATGCTGAAATTCAATTTCTATATGGAAAATAAAACGAAGGGGTTGATCCCCTTCTTTTTTATGCTATAATATATAAAACTAAACTCTACTATGGAGAAGGCAAAACTAAAAGCAATCATTCATGATTTAGAAAACGTTCTTGAGTCTCTTAAATCAGAAGTTTATGCTGATGCTACAAGTTATCTGGACTCATTTAAGTATGAAGAAACTAAAGGAGGTATACAGGACTATGACGAAGTATTCGAAGATGATGACGGCTAAATCATGACCGTCAATCTAATAAGCATCACACCCGATGCAGAAAAAACAATGGCACATATTGCCAGAGTGTCTAATCCAGACAATCAAGATAATCCAAACTATGCAGGATTGTTGAAGTATTGTATTAAACATAATCATTGGTCAGTATTTGAGCAATCATCGATGACTCTTGAGATCGAAACCACTCGTGCAATCGCAGCACAAATTCTAAGGCATCGTAGTTTTACATTCCAAGAATTTTCTCAACGATATGCAAAGAGTAATCAGTTGGGTGAGATTGAATTACCAGAGTTGCGTAGACAAGATACAAAGAATCGTCAAAACAGCATAGATGATCTTGATGAGAAGGTTGTCGATAAATTGAATCGTCAGATGATTACTTTGTTTAGTTCTTCACAAGCATTATATAATCAAATGATTGAAGAAGGAGTGGCAAAAGAATGTGCTCGAATGGTATTACCACTTTGCACTCCGACAAAGATCTACATGACAGGTTCTTGTCGTTCTTGGATTCATTATATTAATCTAAGATCAGCACATGGAACACAAAAAGAACACATGGTTATCGCAGAGGCATGTCGAAAGGTGTTTACCGAACAGTTTCCCTCTGTGTCCGAAGCCCTTGAATGGGACTAAATAACTTTACAAAACTTAAAAAACTTATGCCAACATACCCAGTAATACATAAAGAGTCAAGAGAGAAGAAAGAACTCTCTATGACTATGAAAGATTACGAACAATGGAGAAAAGACAATCCCGATTGGGATAAAGATTGGAATGCTGGAGTTGCATCAACTCAGGAAATGTTTAGGTGGACAGGAGCAGCAGCATCTTCTGGTTGGAATGAAGTCTTAGATAGAGCATCAAAGCAACCAGGTTCAACTGTTCGTAAAAATAGGGACTATTCATTCTAATGCCAGCTAAAAAAAGAAACGGAAACGGAAACGGAAACTCTTCGGGAATTGGTAGTATGAGTAACAAACAGTTGAAAAGAAAGAAACCAATTAACACAGATGCAATGGTTGATATTAAACCATTGACAAAGAATCAAGAAAGGTTCTTTGAAGCATATGATAAAGGTAAAAATATTTTTGCCTATGGTGCAGCTGGAACGGGTAAAACATTCGTAGCATTATATCTTGCTTTACGAGATGTATTAAATCCAATAACTCCATATGAAAAAGTATATGTAGTTCGCTCTCTTGTATCTACGAGGGAGATTGGATTTTTACCAGGTGATCACGAGGACAAGTCATTCTTATATCAGATTCCATATAAGAATATGGTAAAGTATATGTTTGAGATGCCATCTGATCAAGACTTTGATATGCTTTATGGTGCACTTAAAACTCAGGAGACAGTTGGGTTTTGGTCTACTTCATTCATTCGTGGTACAACGATGGATAATGCTATTTTATTAATAGATGAAATGCAAAACTTGAATTTTCATGAATTAGATAGTATAATAACAAGAGTTGGTGAAAATTGTAAGATTATTTTCTGTGGTGATGCTGCACAAACTGATCTTGTAAAGACCAACGAAAGGAACGGAATTCTAGATTTTAAAAAAATCATTCTATCAATGACTGATGATTTCGAATCAATTGAATTTGGTATTGATGATATCGTTCGTTCTGGACTTGTCCGAAATTATCTTCTCACTAAAATTGCTCTGGGTATGTGATGTTTAAACATTTAGATTATTTGAAAGGTGAAGCTGACTTAGAAGCAACTAGTATCGATGGAACTCGTTTTTATAAAGTTCCATCTGGGAAGTTATATCCATCCATCACATCAGTTACAAGTTTCTACAATCGTGAAATATTTTATGAATGGAGAAAAAGAGTTGGTGATGAAAAGGCAAATAAGATAACTAGAGAATCTACATTTAGAGGAACTAAGTATCATGATTTGGTTGAACACTATTTAAAAAATGAAGACATTAACAAGATAGATAATGTTCTTCCTTCTACCAAGTTTTTATTTTTACAATCTAAGAAACTTCTTGATCGTATAGATAACATACATGCTTTAGAGAAATCTTTATATAGTGATTACTTTGGTCTTGCAGGCCGAGTTGATTGCATAGCAGAGTATGATGGAGAACTTGCAGTAATAGACTTTAAGACTTCAACCAAAATTAAACCCGAAGAATGGATCGAGAACTATTTTGTTCAAGAGACAGCATACGCATGTATGTACTATGAAATGACTGGTATTCCAGTTAAAAAATTGATCACTATTATGGTAGCTGAAAATGGAGAATGCAAAGTCTACGAAAAGCGAGACAAAGGTGAGTATATTAAACTTCTTACCAGATACATTAAAAAATTTGTCGAACATAAAACAAGAGAATATGGCAACTAAAGTTGATGACATCATGAAGGAGAAGTTCCTTTGTCAAGCAAGATTTGCAGAAGAGGTAGAGAAGATAGTTAAAGAAAACAACTTTAATTACATCGATGCTATTATCACCTTTTGTGAAGAGAATAAGATAGAGGTAGATGCTGTGTCAAAATTAATTTCAAAACCTTTGAAAGAGAAATTAAAATATGATGCACAACAATTAAACTTCATGAAGAAAACATCCAGAGCAAAATTACCTTTATAATTATTTGACCCCGATTGAAGTATACAAAACTTATCTGGCATTCAAAAACCACTTTACAAAAGAGAAGTATGATTACTTCAAGTATCGTGGTCGTTCCAGAGCATCCACTGCGGCCTTTCATAAGAGAAAGGATAGATATTTCTTTGAAAGAATGTCAAGAAAGAAAACAGAACAGGAGATACAAAACTTCTTTCTTGCAAATTTCACTCAGACATTTGATCCCCAAGGTGTATGGATAGGATTGATTATTGATAGCGGAGAGAAAACATATACTAAATGGTCAGAACAAATGGATAATTTGTTTGAGGTGTTTAAGAGTAACGCAGATCGCATAGTGCAAGAATATGATATCGAGGAGTTTTTTTCTTGTAAGAAAGGCCACTCACCAATATTAAAAGAACATCTTTCAAGTAATATATCAATCGAAGAGATGATTATCTATGAGAATATCTTCTCATATGTCAAAGAACACGATAGTAAATTGATTGACCCAGTGTGGGAATCCGTCAGTTTAAAAATAAAGAAGTATATTCCATTTCTAAATATTAGTATGCTACAATATAAAAAATATTTAATTGAACAAGTACAGAGGAAGAATTGATGAATGAATTTTTTAAATCAGCACAGGTAAGAGCAGCACTCGCAGAGCTTGCAGAGATACAAGATGACCTAGCACATACCATGTCAAGTCCTAGAATACTTAGTGACGATGAGAAAAAAGATTATGTGAGAAAGTTGAAGTTATTCTTAGAAAAGCAAAAGTTATTCTTCTTCCGTGTATCATTATCAGATGACCCAGAAGCTGTGCAAGTCAAAGAGCATATATTAGACACAGCACAGATGTTTGGTTTTAAGGAAATGACAGGTATGGATAAGTTTTTTCAGCAATTAGATGATACGATAAAGAAGGTAGAAAAAGATTTAGATGAAGGGGTTGACATATAAATAGTTAGGTATTATAATATAAATGTTGGACGCAACATGGGAGTGACTGAATAAACTTACTGGCAACTGCTGGTTAAGGTGATGAGACACAGGTGGTGCTGCTGCAGCGATGCAGAACCGATCAACCAATCGGGTCTCAGGCAACAACGTTTTTACTACTGTAGTAATGCCCGTTGTTTGTTGGTATACAGGAATCCAACCTCCCTCTTTAATACAACAAAACAAATATCCACAATTATCCACATGTCATTCGCAAATTTAAAAAAGAAATCAAGGTCTGGTTCTCTCACAGAGAAGTTAATTAGACAGGTCGAAAAAATCAACGACAAAGGTAGCAGTAACGTTGATGAACGTATTTGGAAACCAGTAGTAGACAAATCTGGTAATGGTTATGCAATCATTCGTTTTCTTCCAGAACCCGAAGGTTGTGAACTTCCTTGGTCTAGAGTTTATACTCACGCATTTCAAGGAACTGGTGGTTGGTA